ATGATGATCCCGATCCTGTGCCAGCGGTACGGCTTACCGTCGAAAGACCTATTAGCCACGGTCAAGTGCGAACATAAATATTGGAGCCGGCTTGAACAACAATGGCTGATCGAGGAATACCCCAACTTTGGTTTAGTGGACTTTCATGACCCGCAAACAACGCTGCCGGAACATATGTCCTATCCGGCGTGGGCTAAACCCATCAAATCTTTTTCTTCGGAAGGTGCCTACCGGGTTACTTCGGATGAGGAACTGCAAGAGGTGTTGGCCAAACGTCGTCGATCCCCGGAACGCGTTGGCCCCGCATTTGAAAGTATTCTGGCCAGGTTAGATCTGCCCGATAATATTGCGGAAATTCCGGGTGGAGCGTATATGGTCGAAGAAGCCGCTACCGGTAGTCAGTGCACGATCGAGGGCTACAGTTACCAGAAAACCGTGCTTCTGACCGGCATTGTTGATTCGATCCCATACGAAAACTCTTCGAGCTTTTTGCGCTACAAATATCCCTCGACCTTGCCGTTAGAAATTCAAGAACGCATTCGTTCGGTTACCGAAACCGTCATCGCAGGTCTGGGGTTGGACCACACCACGTTCAATGTCGAATACTTTTGGGACGCTGACACGGGGCAATTGACGCTGTTGGAAGTCAATACTCGACACTCGCAATCCCATGCACCATTATTCCGTTACGTCGATGGTCTGACGAACCACGCCCATATGATCGATCTGTCGTTGGGGCGGGAGCCACGTCAGCCCGTGGATCAGGGGTATTTCGCAACAGCTTCAAAGTGGATGTACCGCACTTTCTCTGACGGTATCGTGCGCCGGATCCCCACACCCGAAGAGATCGCCGATATAGAGCAACGCTACCCGGGCACGATCGTTGAGCTGGAGGTCGCCGAGGGACAGCAACTGTCGAACAGTTTTGGTCAGGACAGTTACAGCTACATGCTGGCAAACATCTACACAACCGCCCAGACGGATGAAGATGCTGTTGACATCTACAAGGCCTGCGTGGAAGCGTTGGAATNACATAAAAAAGGTAAAGATTATGTTGCTAAAAGAAAAGCTGAACAAGAAACGCTGAATAATTATGACCAATTGGAAGCTGACCGCATACCTTCCCACCTCTGCTATTATGGAAAAAAGGAATGGAAACGAATTATACCATTACTTAAAGAATTGCCTATTGCAGAATTAGACAGAGAATTAATTGAAACATATTGTATGTTACATGGTTCCAGGAGAAGATTACAGAAGGACATCCAGAAAAATGGCGAGACCTATAAAACATATGATGAAGAAGGAAATTTGATTGGTATTAGGAAAAATCCATCATATGACATGCTTATTTCTACTGTGAAGGAAATAAGAATGATCGCTAATCAATTGGGAATGACAATGAATAGTAGATTAGAATTGGCGGTTCCCGAACAGGAAAAAGAGGAAGATGAAATATTAAAGTTATTGAAAGGGTGATGAGTGGTGTGCCATAAATGTAATAAATGTGAAAGGAAACATTGGTACAAATTTGCGCTGGTTAACTTTAGATGTAATTATTGCAACTATGATAAGTACACCTTAATCCGCTGAAGGGGTGAATATAATAATATTCAAAGATACAGGGAAATGTGATCATTGTTCTAAGTTTACTAAAATTGAATTTAAAGAAAAGAAGCATCCAAATGAAATTATAGAAACATATTTCGAATGTGAGCATTGTCATCATAGATATGTATGTTTTGTAACGGATAAAAAAGTACGAAAGATGCAGCGCAAGAAGAATGGTCTTAAAGGTAATTATAATTTTCAGAAGCGATTGGATTTACAAGAAGAAATTAACGAACGAATGGATAAATTAAAACATAATCTTATTGAATTTGGTCGTGCTGGTGTTTAAGACACTCACTTTTGTGGGTGTCTTTTTATTATGTCTGAAAGGGGAATGTAACATGATGCTTGTAAAGGTTAAAGGAATAATTAATAAAGAAAAGAGAGAAAAATTTATAGCAGATATAAAAAAGCAAATTTCAGAAGGATTAATTATTTATGATGATACTATTGAAATAACTTTTGCGGATGATATGTGTGTAAATTGTGGCGCAAATGATTTAGAAAGTATTACAACAAGAAGTGTAGAAGGCGATATATTTAGCCATGTAATGAAGTGCAATAGATGTGGGCATTTAAAGGAATTGGTTGAATGACTTTCAACGATCCCGGCACACAATACGCTCAAAAAGTCGTTAATGGTGAAATATTAGCAGGTAAAAAAGTAATTAAAGCCTGTAAACGTCATTTAAGAGATTTAGAGCGTATAAATGATGATGGCTTTAACTGTGTTTATCTTCCAGAACGTGCGGCAATCGCTGTTAAATTTATGGAAATACTACCGGACATATCTACTGGTAAGCCTGTTAAACTTGCTCAATTCCAGTTATTTATCGTTTATTCTCTGTTTGGGTGGTATCGAAAGGATAATACAAGCTTAAGGCGATTTAATAAAGCATTAATCAGCATGGCTAGAAAAAATGGTAAATCAGCCCTCATAAGTGGAATTGCGATATTTGAGTTTCTAGCTGGTAAGTATCCATTACAAAACAGACAGATTTATTGTACTGCACAATCAAGAGAACAAGCTTCCATTGTTTTTAATATGGTTGTTCAACGTTTAGATGGATTATTAGCACAATCAGAAGCTATAAGGAAGTCAGTGCGCAAGGTTCGTAATGAAATCAACCACAATCCATCCTATAGCGTTTTAAAGCCATTATCTAAGGATACAGGTAATGTTAATGGTTTGGCTCCTACATTGTCTATATTGGACGAATACGGGGCAAGTAGTACCAATGAAATGATGGAAGTATTAGAATCTGGCGGAATGCTTCAACCTAACATGTTAACTCTAATTATTTCTACAGCTTATTTCGACTTAAATAGTCCTATGTATGCGCAGGAATATAAATACGGTGAGCAGATTTTAAATGGTAAAACAGAGAACGAAAACTACTTTGTCCTGGTATATGAGCAGGATGACGAAGAAGAAATATACAAGGAAGATACGTGGATTAAAAGTAATCCATTGCTAGAAGTTGAAGAAATAAAAGAAACGCTTTTACGTAATCTAAGAAAAAAATTAAGTGAAGCTATTGAAAAGAACGACCTCTTAGGGACTATCGTCAAGAACTTCAATATGTGGAAGCAAGGGGCAGAAAATTCCTTTCTACCAGCTAAGGAATGGCAGGCTTGTGAAACTGATCCATATAACAAATACGGTCGTGACGTTTATTTAGGTTTAGACTTATCACGTACCGATGACTTAACAGCATTATATGAAATATATCCATTGGATAATGAAAAATTTTGGATTGATGGCCATTCATTTGTTGCTACTGTAGGTGGATTAGAAGCTAAGTCTAAGCGAGATAAAATTGATTATGAAGTCCTTATAGAAAGAGGATATGCAACGAAAACAGATCTGAAAAGTGGTTTTATTAATATGACACAAGTTGTTCATTATGCTGCTAGATTAATAACCGAATACAATTTAAATGTACAAGCCTTTTGTTATGATAGTTGGCATATCGCTAACTTTATAAGTGAGTGGGAAAAACATTATCCTGATTTAGATGTACCTTTCATTGAGGTGCCACAAAATTATAAATTCCTATCTGAACCAATTAAATTATTTAGGATGGGAGTTTATGAAAGAAAGATACTTCATAGTAATAACCCATTATTAAACATCGCTATTAATAATGCAGTTATCAAATACGATAATAATCGTAACATGATGTTGGATAAGCAAAAGAATAGGGAAAAAATTGATCCGATTGTTGCTACAATAACGGGATTTGCAGAAGCTAGGAATTATGAGTATCAAGGAATGGATATTAAGCAAATTGAAGCTTACATCTTGAGTGATGATTTTGGCTTTTAAGGTGGTGAAAAAGAAATGAATATAAACAAAGTAAATGACTTTATCAAAGCGATAGGTCTTTTTTTATTAGCAAATTTAACTGGAATCTTGTTTTTGACAGGTATTATAGTTGTTGTTTATGGATTTTTCCAAATTAGTACAATGACTGGAACCTTTTCTTTAGGTGTGGCTATCATTCTCATCTCTCTCATTTTAGCAAAAGAAAGGGGGTGATGAGTCTTGAGGATTTTCGGAGGGATGGAAACACGAAACATTACCGATGAAGAAAAGGAAGCATTAGTTAGTATGCTTCCGGGATTTGTTGGTACATCAACTAATTTTACGTCCGCAAAAGCAATTGAAAATAGTGATGTATTTACCGTTATCAATCTATTGGCAAGTGATGTTGCTTCACTTGACGTTGGGATGACTAAAAATGAAATTGTGAAACCTAATAGGGCGGTAGATTTATTTAATGTTAATCCTAACAATCTTTATTCTGGGGGAACACTTAAATTTATTCTTACTGCAAATGCATTATTAAATGGGGAATCGTTTTGTGAGATTGTAAAAAATAATGGAAAGATAATTGCCTTTTATCATTTAAGAAACTCACAAGTAGTTGTTAAGCAGGACGAGGAAACAAATTATAAACTCTTTTATGATGTTTATGACGATAAAGGAACACAAAGGCGATTGTCTCCTGAAAAAATCTTGCATTTTAAATTTTTCACTCTCGATGGGGTTCGAGGTGTGAGTCCTTTAAAATCGTTAAAACATGATTTATCCATGCAAAATGATAGTAAACGTTTCTTGGCTAACTTCTTTAAAAATGATACCCAAACTGGTGGCATCTTGAAAATGAAACACGGGAAATTATCTAAAGAAGCCAGGGACAAGGTGAAAAAAGAATGGCAGGAATCCAATGCAGGGGTAGACAATGCACATAAAGTGTTAGTTATTGATGAAACTTTTGAATATGAACCAATTGAAGTTGATACAGAGGTATTGAAACTAATTAATGCCAGTACTTTCTCCACTGAAACAATTGGAAAGGTATATCGAATACCGCGGCATAAATTAGGTTTAGAAACGTCTAATATGTCGCTTGCACAAGCTAACCTAGATTACCTTACATCAACTCTTAACAGTTATTTGAAAGTAATCACCAATGAAATGAATTATAAGTTAGCAACTGATTATAACAGTAAATTCCAGTTTGACACATCTCCATTTAAGACAACGGATGTAGAAACACACACGAAACTAACACTCGAAAAGGTAGATAAGGGGATTATAAGCCTGGATGAAGCTAGAAAACGTCTTGGAGAAAAACCAAGAAATGACGAACTAGGCAAGAAACACTTTATCAGCTTAAATTACACCACTTTGGATCAACTAGAAGAATATCAAATGTTAAAAGCTAAGGGAGGTGATAAACATGGACAAGACGGAAACAAGGGAACTGATGACGAATAAAATAGAAATTCGTGAAGATGATGACGGTAACCGTACATTATCCGGTTATGCGGTCAAATGGGAGAAGAAATCCCATGTTTTAGGGTACTACTATAAATTTCGTGAACAATTTAAAAAAGGTGCATTTGCTGATTCTCTTGAAGATGGGGATCAGCGTTTTTTATGGTCTCATGATACAGGAAAAGTATTGGGAAGAACCAAAAACGGTACGCTACGGTTAAAAGAAGATGATATCGGCTTACGATTTGAACTCGATTTACCCAAAACCACACTTGGTAATGACACTTATGAATCTATCGAACGTGGTGATGTTGACGGTGTTTCCTTTGGTTTCAGAGATGCTGACGATCATGTGGAAGAACCGGAAGACGATATGCCATTAAGAACAATAAGAAAGGCTAAGTTGTTGGAAGTATCAGCGGTTGCCTTTCCTGCCTATCCAGACAGCGAGGTAAGTGCACGCGGGTATGACAGGATGAAAGAATATAGCGAGGAATTAAGAGCATATCAAAATGAACAAAAAGCAAAAATAAAAACTTTAATTGATTTATAAAGGAGAATGAAAACATGACGAAAACTATTAAACCATTAAAATTACACCTACAATTTTTCGGGGGCAATAGATTACAAGAAATTGAAGCACGTCTTACGGAAATCCGCGAAATGCTAGAGAATGATGAGAAACGTGGGGACACTAAATTTTCCGATTTAGAAAAAGAAGTGCGTGAATTAAAAGAGGAAAAAGCGGAGATTGAAGCCCGACAACGTATGCTCGAAAATAATAAGGAACAAAAAGAGGATAGAACTCTTATCGAACAATCGCATCAAGGAGAACAACGCCAAGTAATTGAGCCTACAGATGAACAACGTGAAGCATTTCAAAACTATCTTGAAACTAGAGAAATTGATGGCGGGGCACTTAAAACTGATTCTGGTTTCGTTGTTATTCCGGAACAAGTTGTAACGGAAATTATGAAACTCAAAGAAATGGAATTTAACCTTGACCAATATGTAACAGTTAAGTCTGTTGGTTATGGTAGTGGTAAATATCCTGTTGTACGTCAATCAGAAGTTGCAGCACTTCCAGAAGTTGCTGAATTAGAGGAAAACCCTAAACTAGCAGTAAAACCATTCTACAACTTAGGTTACGATATTAAAACATACCGTGGTTATTTCCTAGTTTCCAGAGAAGCGATTGAGGATGCAGCGGTAAATATCTTATCTGAGTTAATGACTTGGATGGCTCGTACTATTGCAGCTACTAGAAATAAGGCTATTGTTAATGCGATCAAAAACGGCACTCCAGGCGAAACCGGTAAAACGCTAAAGCTAGCAACAAAAAACGCTATCGGTATAGACGGCATTAAAGATGCAATCAATTTAACCTTGAAGCCAAATTATGAACACAACGTGGCTATTGTATCTCAAACAGCTTTTGCAACGCTTGATAAAATGAAAGATAAGCAAGGTAATTACTTGTTACAGTCCGATATTAAAGAAACAAGCCAAAAACGCTTGTTGGGCGCTCGTGTAGTGGTGTTGCCAGATGAAATGTTAGGT